GCAAAGGCTTCAACCAGGAGGTCGTATTGTTTTAGTTATGACTCGTTGGAGTACAAAAGATCTTACACAAAAATTAATTAACGCTCAGAAAAATGAAAATGCAGATCAATGGGAAGTTATAGAGTTTCCTGCAATCCTTCCAAATGGTAAACCAGTCTGGCCTGAATATTGGAAGCTCGAGGATCTTGAATCTGTAAAAGCATCTGCAGGTGTTGCGAAGTGGAATGCACAATACATGCAGAACCCAACTTCAGAAGAAGGAGCTCTTATCAAAAGAGAATGGTGGAAAAATTGGGAACTCGAACACATGCCTGTCATTGAACACACTATTCAAAGTTACGATACTGCATTTTTAAAAAAAGAGACAGCTGATTATAGTGCAATTACAACGTGGGGAGTTTTTCGTCCAAACGAAGATGCGGGTCCACAAATAATATTATTAGACTCTTACAAAGAACGATTAGAGTTTCCAGAGCTACGTCGTGTTGCACTAGAACAATATAAATATTGGAATCCAGATACAGTTATTATTGAAGCTAAAGCATCAGGACTTCCTTTAATGTATGAGCTTAGACAAATGGGAATACCCGCAGTAAATTTTACACCTAGTAAAGGTCAAGATAAAATTGCTAGAGTCAATGCAGTTTCTCCTATATTTGAAGCTGGCCAAGTATGGGCTCCTTTAGATCAAGAGTTTGCTCAAGAAATGGTAGAAGAAGTTGCTGCTTTTCCATATGGAGATCATGATGACTTAGTGGATTCTATGACTCAAGCGTTAATGAGATTTAGACAAGGAGGGTTGATAAGACACCCAGAAGACTATAAAGATGAAGATCAACCTAAACGAAAAAAGAAATTTTATTGGTAATGAAAAAGAATCCTACATTAGTTAAAAACATGAAACATGTTAAATTTGATCAGATACCACCATTAAGTGGCCCTGATCCACGAGGCTTGATTAATCAAACAAAACAAGATAAACCTAATCAATTGGAGAAAATAAATGGCAGACATAGACAAAGCATTAACCGAAGTAAGAAAATCGGTTGAGATACCAGGGCCCGAGGAACAAATAGAGGTTACTGAAGAAATTAAAGAATCATTACCAGACGCTGGTGAAACAGAGATTACCCCGACAGAAGATGGCGGCGTAGAAATTAATTTTGAACCTGGAGCATTTAACCAAGCACAAAGTGAAAACCACTTTGACAATTTAGCTGAGTTACTACCAGAGGATGTGTTAGGTCCTTTAGGTTCAGAGTTAAATTCAAATTACATGGACTACAAAGAGTCTCGTAAAGAATGGGAACACACTTACATTACTGGTTTAGATTTATTAGGATTTAAATACGAAGATAGAACAGAACCTTTCTCAGGTGCAGCAGGAGCTACACACCCGGTTCTTGCAGAAGCGGTTACTCAATTTCAAGCATTGGCTTACAAAGAATTACTCCCGGCCGACGGACCAGTAAGAACTCAAATTATGGGAGCACCAAGTCCTGAAAAAGAAATGCAATCAACTAGAGTTAAAGATTTTATGAACTATCAGTTGATGGATCAAATGAAAGAATACGAACCTGAGTTTGATCAATTATTATTTTATTTACCACTTGCAGGATCTGCATTTAAAAAAATTTATTATGATGATTTATTAGGTAGAGCAGTTTCTAAATTTGTACCTGCAGAAGATTTAGTGGTACCTTATACTGCAACATCTCTAGAAGATGCAACGGCTGTTGTGCACCGTATTAAAATGAAAGGCAACGATTTAAGAAAACAAATGGTTGGAGGATTTTATAGAGATGTAGATATTGGTGAACCTGCAAATACTGAATCTGATCTTGAGAGAAAAGAACGAGAACTAGAAGGAATTACAAAAACAAAAGATGAAGATGTTTATAACATTTTAGAATTTCATATTGATTTAGATCTAGAAGGCTTTGAAGACAGAGACGCTGCAGGGGAAGAAACAGGAATTAAACTTCCATACATTGTAACAATTGAAGAAGCATCACGTGAAGTATTATCGATTAGAAGAAATTATGAATTAGATGATCCAAAGAAAAAGAAAATTTCTTATTTTGTTCATTTTAAATTTTTACCCGGTTTAGGTTTCTATGGGTTTGGATTAATTCATATGATCGGTGGTCTATCAAGAACTGCAACTGCAGCTCTAAGATCATTACTAGATGCTGGTACCCTCTCCAATTTACCAGCAGGATTTAAGATGCGCGGCATCAGAATCAGAGATGACGCGCAATCTATAACTCCAGGTGAATTTAGAGATGTGGATGCTCCAGGTGGAAATATTAAAGATGCTTTTATGGCTCTTCCATTTAAGGAACCATCACAAACTTTGTTACAGCTTATGGGTGTCGTTGTATCAGCTGGACAGCGTTTCGCGTCCATTGCTGACCTTCAAGTAGGTGATGGGAATCAACAAGCAGCAGTGGGAACGACAGTGGCTTTGTTGGAGAAAGGAAGCAGAACAATGTCTGCGATTCACAAAAGAATTTATGTGAGTCTTAAGAATGAGTTTAAGATGTTGGCTAGAGTATTTAAATTATATTTACCAGAACAATATCCTTATGATGTTGTAGGTGGTCAAAGAATGATTAAGAAAACAGACTTTGATGAAAGAATAGATATTTTACCAATTGCAGATCCTAATATATTTTCTCAAACGCAAAGAATTTCTATTGCTCAAGCAGAATTACAATTAGCACAATCAAATCCGCAGATGCATAACTTGTATAATGCGTATCGTGCAATGTATGAAGCGTTGGGTGTAAAAAATATTGATATGATTTTAAAACCTGTGCCAAGACCAATGCCAATGGATCCAAGTATTGAAGCAATACAAGCTTTATCTGGAAAACCATTCCAAGCTTTTAAAGGTCAGGACCATAGAGCTCACATTACGGCTCATTTAAATTTTATGACATCATCAATGGCTAGAAATAACCCGATGGTAACTGCTTCAATGCAAAAAAACATTTTTGAACACATAAGTTTAATGGCATTAGAGCAAGTTGAAGTAGAGTTTAAAGATCAAATCATTCAAATGCAACAAATGCAGCAACAAATGCAAGCAAATCCTGCTTTAGCGCAAGATCCGCAAGTTCAACAGCAGATGATGGCGTTAAATATGCAGATTGAAGCTAGAAAATCAGTGTTAATTGCAGAAATGTTCGAAGATTTTGCTAAAGAAGAAAAAGAATTAATGGGTGAGTATGGAAATGACCCAATTGCTAAGTTAAAAGCAAGAGAATTAGACATAAGAGCTAAAGATGACTTTGTTAAAGCTGAACAAGCTCAAGAAAAAATTAATCTTGACCGAATGAAGGCTATGATGAACCAACAAAACAAAGATGATAAGCTAGAACAGAACGAAGATCTTGCAGAATTAAGAGCAGCTACATCTATTGCAAAACAAGAAATGGCTAACCAAAGTAAAATTCACGATTTTGGTAGAAATTTTAAAAAAAAGTAAATATAATAACCTGAAGGAGAAAATTATGGCTTTAAAAGATAAAATGTCAGTAGGCAGAAAAGGTGAAGTTGTTACGTCAAATGCAACTGGTGGTCAGGAAATTCCTACACCAGAAGTAAATACAACAACGGACCCTAGATCTAAAATTTTAACTAACCAAGAAGCACCATTTAATAAAATTGCTGTTGGTGAAGAAGTTGAAGTTAGAGGAACTAGAAGAATGCTGAAGTCTAAAAGTAAAAAAGCAACTTGGTACTAACATGTGGTTATCGGCAATTAAATTAGCCGTCTCTGCTGGTAGTAAGATCTATGCTAACAAGCAGAAGACAAAGATAGCTATGTCAGATGCACAGCTTATGCATGCATCTCGTATGGCCGAAGGAAAAGAAGCTTACCAAGGCAAACTTTTAGAAGCCCGTCAGTCAGATTGGAAAGACGAGGCAGTTTTAATAATTCTCTCAGCGCCGATTGCGATTTTGGCCTGGGCAGTTGTAAGTGACGATCCATCAGCTATGGAGAAAGTGAACGTGTTCTTCGAACATTTCGCAGCACTCCCGAGTTGGTTTACTAATTTGTGGATCCTTGTCGTCGCGAGCATTTATGGTATAAAGGGTACACAAATTTTCCGTAACGGAAAAAAATAACTAAGGAGAAAAAATGGCAAATAGATACTTTAACAAACAAGTTGCTAATTCTAGAGCACCTGCCAAAACAGGCGGAAGAATGATGAAAAGAGGCGGCGGAATGTCAACTGCTAGAAAAGATATGGCTTCAGGATACTACAAAGACGATATGGGTATGAGAGGTGGAGCTATGTATAAAAAAGGCGGCAAAGTTGGCAAGAAGAAACAAGGTTACAAAGCTAGAAAAGATGAGTCTATCGCTATGAGAATCAAAAAGAAAAGAACTAAGAAGCAATTAAAAGCTTCAAGAGATGATTCTTATGGAAGATTCGGAAGCAAAGCTAAAAAATCTGGCAAAATAAATAAGTAGGTTAATTATGAAAAAACCAATTCCAAAAGGAAAAAAAGGTAAAGGCATAAGAAAACTTAAAAAGGTAGCTCCAGCAGTTGCAAAACGAATGGGTTACAAAAAAGGAATGCGAGCAAGATAATGGCTAAACTTTGTCCTGCAGGAAAAGCTGCTGCTAAGAAAAAATTTGCAGTGTACCCAAGTGCATACGCAAACATTTGGGCAAGCAAATATTGTAAAGGCAAAGTAGGTCGAACTAAAAAAGCTGGCGGTGGAATTTGTAGAGTAGCTACCAAAGGTAAAGGAAACGCTTATGGAAAGAATTCATGAGTGGGTTAAAAAAATGGTTAGACGACAAATGGGTGGATATTGGAGCTCCAAAGAAAAATGGAAAGTATCAACCCTGTGGAAGACAAAAGGGAAGCAAGAGAGCTTATCCAAAATGCGTCCCACTTGCAAAAGCCACACGGATGTCAAGCTCGCAAAAGGCGAGTGCTGTCAAACGAAAACGAGCAGCATCTAATACAGGACCTAAACCAACTAATGTTGCAACTTTTTCAAAAAGAAAAAATGCATTCATAGGAGGACTAATATGAAAATGCCAAATACAAAATACACAGGTAGTTTTATAAAAGGTGGTCCTGGAGAAAATCAAAGTTATAAAAAGTATTACGGCACTATGCTTCAAGGTTTTAAACGAGGTGGTGATGTAATGCCAAAAAGAAATAAGAAGAACTTCAGATCAACAAAGTCTGGAGCTGGCATGACTACCGCTGGGGTCAAAGCCTACAGAAGAGCAAATCCCGGCAGCAAACTAAAAACAGCAGTAACTGGAAAAGTTAAAAAAGGTTCTGCTGCAGCAAAAAGAAGAAAGTCATATTGCGCTAGAAGTGCAGGTCAAATGAAACAATTTCCTAAAGCTGCGGCTAATCCTAATTCCAGATTAAGACAGGCACGTAGACGATGGAAATGTTAGAAGCACTAAAGAAAAGATATCAAGCTCAAATAGCCGAAGCAAAAGCAACAATAAATATTTATTTATTTAAACCTGTAGGAATAGGAGAACATCCACAACATTTAGATGAAATAGATAAACTTTTAGGAAAAATTGCTGAAGCAGAAGATAAATTAAATGTAATAGACAACTGGATAAAACTACAATAAATGTTAAAAATACAAGTAACCTACATAGACCCTAAATTAAATAAAAAAATAAAAAATTTTGTTTGTAAAGAAAAAAATAAATTTAAAAAAAATTTAAATAATGTCAAAGCGTTAACATCTGGATTTAATCCCAAATATAAATTTTTTGATGAACTCTATGACTTTTGTTATAAATATTTAAAAAAACACATACCCCATGAATTACAAAAATCGTGTTGGTGGGTAAACTATTATTCTAAATCTGATTCATGTAATCCTCATAATCATGATCCCGAAATCTTGTCAGCAATTGTTATTGTAAAATCCTCTTCTCAAAATCCTTTATATTTCATTGAAGGAAATAATAAGTATGATGTAGATGAAGAAGATGGAATGATATTATTTTTTGATTCAAGATACACGCATGGAGTTAAGGCCTGTAATGACGAAAGAATTACTTGTGCATTAGACTTTATACCCAAATCAAAGGAGGAAAATAAAAGATGGATGAACTAACTTTAATAACTAAAATACAAAAAATGTTAAAAGAACGTTACCAACAAGTTGGTGATACTATGGTAAGTGGTGGTGTTGACAATATGGAAAAATACAAGTACATGTTAGGACAGGCACACGCCTACCAATTTATTTCAGGGGAAATATCCAACCTGCTAAACAAAGGAGCTAAAGATGGAGACGGAAAAGTCGTTAATATTGGAAAAGACAGAAGTCCCAAAGCATAAAAGTGCTTTGGCAGAAAAATACGCAAAAGAAAACAAAGCAAAAGAAAAAAAAGAAGTTGACGCTTACGAGCGTTTAAAAACAAAAGAGTCAAATAAATTACCACAACCAACTGGTTGGAGAATGGTAGTTCTTCCATTTAAAATGGCAGAAAAAACTAAAGCGGGATTATTCTTAGCTCAAGATACTTTAGAGAGACAACAGGTTGCATCAACTTGTGGATTAGTTTTAGCAATGGGACCACATTGTTATGATAAACAAAAATTTCCTGAAGGTCCTTGGTGCAAAAAAGGCGACTGGGTAATCTTTGCAAGATACGCAGGATCAAGAATTCAAATTGACGGGGGTGAAGTTAGATTGCTAAATGACGATGAAGTATTAGCTACAATCGATGACCCCGAAGATATACTTCATCATTTTTAATAACCATAGGAGGATACTATGCAAGACACAGACAAAGTAGTTGACATTGATACATCCGGTCCAGGTGCAGAAGTTGAACTCGATCCACCAAAAGAAACTTTGGTAGAAGAGACAACTCAAGAAGATAAAACACCAGCGGAGGATAAATCACATGAAAACGAACGTGAAACAAAACTTGAAGACGGTGGTAGCGCCGATGACGCAATTGCGAAATCTGATGAGCCAACTGATGTTCAAGATAAAGAAAAAGATACAGAGCAAAAGAAAGAATTAGAAGAATACTCAGACGGAGTAAAAAGAAGAATAGCTAAATTAACTAAAAAAATGCGAGAAGCAGAAAGACGTGAAGAAGCTGCTACTCTGTATGCAAAAAGTGTTTTAGCTGAAAAAGAAAAACTTAGTTCTAGACTTACAAAATTAGATACAGGATTTGTATCTGAAAAAGAAAATAGAATTAAAGCTGGTATGGAAGCAGCTGTTGCTAAGTTAGCAAAAGCTAGAGAAGAAAGTGATCTAAAAGCTGAAGTTGCTGCAAGTGCAGAAATTTCAAGATTAGGTTATGAAGAAGCAAGACTTGCTGATTTAAAAGCAAGACAAGCTGAAACTAAAGCTGAAACACCAGTTAATAATCAACCCCAAGAACAAGTGGAAATGCCGAGACAAGTAGATCCTAGAGCTAGAGACTGGGCTCAAAAGAATACTTGGTTTAACAAAGATCCAATTATGACTGAGGGAGCAAAGGTAATACATAGACAACTAACAGAAATTGAAGGATATGATCCTAATACCGAACCTGAAGAGTATTATTCAGAGGTAGATAGAAGAATAAGACTTGAATTTCCCCACAAGTTTGATAGTAATACTACTCAGGAATCGACTAAACCTACTCAAACTGTTGCTTCGGCAACGCGAGCTAGTAAATCATCAGGTCGCAAAATTGTGAAACTCACACCTTCACAGGTAGCAATTGCTAAAAAACTGGGTGTGCCACTTAAAGACTATGCGGAACAATTGAAAATCACGGAAGGAGTATAAGCATGGAAAACGATAAAACAAAAACTTCACGTGCGAGTCAGACTAGAGAAAAAGAATCTCGACCAAAAGTCTGGTCTCCACCATCTTTATTAGATGCACCCCCTGCACCGGCAGGATTTGTACACAGATGGCTTAGAGCTGAATCAATGGGATTCGACGACTCTGCTAACGTACAAGGTAGATTACGATCTGGCTTTGAATTAGTTAGAGCTGACGAATACAACGAAACATCTTATGCAGTTGTACAAGACGGTAAATACAAGGGAGTGATCGGTCAAGGTGGCCTAGTGCTCGCTAGAGTACCTGAAGAGATCGCAAAGCAGTACGCAGCTTATTATCAACAACAAGCTCGCGAACAAAATGAAGCTTTCGACAACGATCTCATGAGGGAAGAGCATCCAAGTATGCCTATCAGTGTTGATAGAAATACTCGTGTAACTTTTGGTGGTACGAAGAAATAGTTTTTTAACAATTTCTAGTTACATCAATTAAACTAAACAATGGAGATAAACTATGGCAAACCAAGATAGTCCTTTCGGCTTAAGAGCAATAGGAAAAATCGGTCAAAATAGAGATAACCAAGGTTTAGCAGAATTTAGTATTGCAGCATCAGCAGGCGCTATATTCGGTCAAGATCCAGTGAAAGCATTAAACACTGGAACTATCGGTGTAGCAGCGGCAGGTGATTCTTTACTAGGAGCTCTAAACGGAGTTTTCTTTACTGACGCGAATACAAGTAAACCAACGTTTGCGAACCATCTATTAGCAGCTAATACTGCTACAGATATCGTAGGCTTTGTATCTTCAGATCCGTATGAAAGATTTGAGATACAATCAGACAACACAACAGCTTCTGCACAAACTGATGTTTTCATGAACTATGACATCACTTATGCAGCGGGAAGTACACATGATCACCTTTCAGGTGTTGAACTAGATGACTCGACTGTGTCGGCAACTAGTGGACAACTAAGAGTGGTTGGTGTTTCAAAAGACATTAAGAACAATGATTTAGGTGCATCGCACGTAAACTTTGTTGTAATGATCAATGAGCACTTCTTGAAAACTCAAGCTGGCGTATAATAGTTAGAATAGGAGATAAAACATGGCTATATCACGAGGACAACTAGTTAAAGAACTAGAACCAGGCCTGAATGCACTATTCGGACTGGAATATAAAAGATACGAAAACCAACATGCTGAGATATATGCAACAGAAACATCAGACAGAGCTTTCGAAGAGGAAGTAATGTTA